TGAGCCATCCTCTAACTTATCAAAGCCCTTCTCAGCTTCTTCAGTATTGACGACTACATCAATTTCTATCTCTCTATTAGCCATGTTTAGCCTCTTTCATTGCTCGCTCTTGTGCTCTATGAATCGCCTCTTCTGTGTTCGAGTGTAGCACATCAACCGCTTCAAGTAGAGCGCACGATGGTTTAGGGTATGTCTCTTTGATAGTGGCTAACCCTGCTCTATGTCTATGATAAGCTGAGATGATAGGGGCTACTCGATTGGACCCTGCGACAGGACAAGATCTTACTCTGTAATCAGAGAAGGCCTCGCCACAATCCGGAGCCACTCGATAGCCTGGAACATATAGACCGTGATCGTCTTCTTGGACAAGTGGAAGACCACGCTTAAGCGGTCCCCCACAGTCACCTCTGAGAGATCTTAATCCTCTTTTAGCTTGGCACTGTTCACACGACCAAGCGCGACTTCCTGAGTGACTGAGCCACACTGAAGCCGCGAGCGCTATTTTCCCTCAGTACCTAGTAGACTGATCCTCTGTATGTGTAGAACCAACTCACTGATAACAGTCAAGCGGTCGCTGTCCGGTCTGATTAGGTTTATCTGATCAACACTAGCAGGCTCACCGCCTATGTGGGTCAAGGAGCTCCTCACCATCTCAGCGTAGACTCTTGACAAGTATGCTTGATAATCAGCCATGGCTGTCCTCTCATCATCAGTGAGGGCATGGTGCCATCGAGCCTTCTCTTGAGTGTCGCTTGGAGACTCCACCCAAAGGATCCGGCCAAGTTCTGATCGAGAGTAGGCGCCTGCTCTTACCTCTTCCTCTTCACGCTCAGAAGGTGATAGGGCTTTTATGGTGAATCGCGTAGCGCCTCCTCCAACCTCACCAAGGTCATTAAGGTCACCGCTTGATAGGTAGGCTGAGCGCTGTTCATCACTACACTCAACCGACTTATCACAGGTCACTACAATATCTATGGAAAGGTCAGCCGATGTCAGGAAGGTCAAAGCCATGATCAGACTCCGAGAGCGATTCTAAATGGAGAGTTTCCGGCGTTGTCCTCATAAGCTACTGTTGAGAAGTCGCCAGCATATCGAGACTGTTGATAGGTCAACTGCTGTCTCACAATATCATTACCACTTACATCATAAGCGGAAGGGTCACCGGTGAGCATAGCCGCCGGCAGCATGATGGCGCACCCTTGACCGTCTCCCTGTGGACCTGTTCCAACCAATACTTGGCGCACTGTTCGATTAAAGTAATCGTTGGCGATAGTGGTATTAGGAGAGGATAGAGTCAAGGAGAGCTCAACAGCCACATCTGTGATATCCATATTAGACATAGCAAGGATAGAGTTAGAGTGACCAAGTGGTGTGAGTGTGTTTGTGTAGCTGAGACTGAAGTCTTCACAGTCGACAGCGATTCGACCGAGCTTATCGCCTGCTGTTGCATTGACTAGGCTTGAAGGTGAGGTAGATGAGAGGACAACATAAGACCCTCTAAACAGTGGAGCCGCTCCGGTGTTGTAACTTGGCTCGATGGGTCCGCTTGCGTTTCCGTGGTCATCAGTAATGTATGCACATTGGAAAGTGAACTCAGCCATCAAGCGCCCACTATCAAGGCTGATGTTCATTGACTCCATGACACAACCAAAAGCCTCAGAGCGGAAGTCTACACCGTCAACTCTAAAGGCCACTGAGTTATCATAAGAGCCTGTAGAGGTACGACTTGGAGTGTACCAAGTTTGCAGACCTCTAACGGCGTTGTAACTATTAGCAGAGAAAGCGGGAGAGATAGTCACATCACTTGATGCATCAGCGTTGTCTGTGATCGCTGAGTATTCAGCCCGACCTGCCAAAGTGGTAGATACGAGAGTCCCAATATCAGCGATCGTCGGAGCGCTTCCCGGTGTGAAGGTGTTAGCGTCAACCGCGGTCACACTGTCACTTAATACGCTTGGTACTTTAGTCTTGAAGCCTGCACCGAGTAGTAGACCGAGGTAGTTATCAGCGTAAGTGTCAGCCGCTGACCCAATGGTGGTGAGGTCAACACGACAAACAATCTGACCGGTACGACGGCGAACCCTTGAACCGCCTGAGTAAACGGTGTCAGGCTCAGGTGGTACGAAGTAGGAACCATCACGCGCGTCATTCCTCTCACTCGCTACCGGTTCACCTGGTATGATGATGGGGTCACGCTCGCAAGGAATCGAGATGTAGTTCAGTCCACTGTTTGAGGGGAGGCCGTCAACGAGAGATCCAAAGGAGCTTTCAACGGCGATAGATAAAGAACGGTGAGTGACTGCCATGGTTAAGCCTCCAGATAAAGCAGGTCATAGGGTAAGACTAAGATGAACGCTAGCCGCTCACCTTGCTGATCAGTGATTGATTCTAGCCTAGCGTCAAGGGGAATCAAAGAAACGATCCCTGTATTAGCTAGATCATATTGTGGCCCCTTCAAAGTATTGATGAGGCTTGATGTGTCTTCATTTATTTGACGAGTGAGAAAGCCCGCGTCTTGAGGTATATCATACCTTACTCGACAGTTGACCCGCACTCGCTTTCGACCACTGAGACCGGCGGCCCCATCATCTAAAGCTAGGCCATCGAGCGCCATCTCAAAGTAGCGTGTTGAGTTTGCTCTCTCTTCAAGTGGAGAGGCATAGCCGCCACCTCTATTGATAGCGACAAAACCATGATGTAAGTCTGTCTTTGGAGTGATCCCCTCAACTAGATTCTCTAAGTATGTGAGCGCCGCAAAGGTTCCTTGACTCATTTGATCTTTCTCCTCAAGTCGATCTCTACAGCTCTGGCAAGAATATCAACTTCTCTGTCTGATAAGCCGATAAACTCCCTCTCTTCATTTACATAGTAACCGTATTGAGCGTTCTTAGTTAAACCTATAGTGAAGCCTGAATCAGTCGCTTCCTTTACTACAAAGTTATTAAGCATATTACCCGATAGAACTAAGTCAACTTCTGCGCTGTTACCTGCTCCACCTCTTCGCCTGCTCTTGTCTTTGTATTCTTTATATCCCTTAGCATAGTAGACACTTCGACCGGTTCTCGATGGCCTGCCACCTTTGGGCGACAAACGAGCACCTTTCTTGGATATGTAGATGGGGTTAGTAGAGTAATCCTTGAAGTCTTGCTCATCAGCGTCCAAGCCTTTACCGGTTCTAATCTTGATTGAAGCAACCGTATTAGATGCAAGCTGTAGAGAGTCTTTAGCTGTCCATAGACTCTTAGGAAGATTCAAGGAGACTCTAGCGCTCATCAGTGTCTCATTCCTCTGCCAGGTGTGAAGAATGAATCATTAGAGTTCTTGGTGTATGTTTTCCAAGATGCTCTAAAGTCTTTGGCTGAACCTCCAACCTTGCTTAAGTTTTCCTCACCCTCATCAATTACCCCATCGCCATCAATGTCTATAGTGACAGAGCTTAGAGCGTTGTTAAGTAGATCATCGCATCTAGCCCTCATCGCTTCAGCTACATCAAGCTGAAGATTCAATTCATAGACTCTGGCCGCTGCGCAATAAGCATGAGCTAGCTTGAAGCTCTCTGAATTAAAGACCTCATCTTCGGTCAAGCTGTCGGCTGATAAGTGGTTTCTAATATTGAGACCGATCTCTTCAAGACTTGCTTTGATCTGAGCTTTGAAGTCAGACTGTCGCCGTGGGATCATGTCGGCTAGGTTTGCGAAGGTTGCCACGAGCTCGTCATGATCAAGCCCAGTGTTAAAGGGTCTCGGTGTAACTTTAAGAGTCCCCTTCTCTAGTCGCGTATGATTCTGTGAACCAAGATCAGAGCTATAGTTAATATTAAAAGCATAGTACCCACTGACTCCGGTGACCGCCGCGCTTGTAATGGTTGCATAGTACATCGAGAAAACTAGGGTAGCTGATGAGCTCAAGTCGATCTCTCTAGGCAGTGGTTCGGCTAGTATAGCGCTAGTGCCAACAACTCTTGAGATAGTCACTGAGAACCAAGTATCACCATCAGTTACCAAGTAGCCCTTGGCTTGATCTCGCTGTAATGAGTCAGCGCTTGCACCAAGTGTCAATGTGCGCCGGTCGCTTGCAATGGCGGTGACTGTGCTGTCAGATCTGCTTTGAGTCATAGCCACTGAGAAAGCGCTTGAGCCTCCTGTCACTGACAAAGTAGGTGCTGCGCTTAGTGGTGTTGGAGCGTTCCATTCATAGAGATAGTCGTGACCTGTAATCGCTTTTCTCATCATTACCTCGCTTTACTGTTTGCGCTCTTGATGTCGCTCGTCTTAGCCCTGTCAAGATCAACCGCTTCAACAAAGCCAGCCGTGACAGGTGACCAACTATGACGGCAATTATAACCGCCGCCGCTTGTAATTACAGCTAAACCTTGGCCATTGTTGAGCCGCCTCATCTGCGACTTGCTCACGACAAGATCAATGAGCTGTAAACAGAACGGTCTAGTAATTCCATCTCTTGGACCTGTGTATAAATAGAGATCCATATCAGCCGCCTCAGCCGCCGCCGCTGTGATCCCTCGCCCATATTGAGAGATCTTAGTCTTGACCTCGGTGAGCTGTCGACCTTCTGACCGTTTCAATCTCTGCTCAAGATTGCTCATGACTATATTAACTGGCACATCAACAATAAGGTCTTTGAGACTCTCATTAATCGAGCGTTTAAAGTCAGGCAGTATGACATCATCGAAGACTGATTGAGCCGCTTGAGCTTGAAGAGTGTCAAGCTGTGAACTGATTTGATTAAACCCAAAGTCAGGTTGAACCGCTTTCATTGCTCGCTCTGCCGCTTCTCTGATTGCCTCTTGTTGTTCGATGAAGTCCTCTACTGCTAATCCCATCCCACTTTGTAGAATGAATTCTAGTAGCTGTTCATCATTAAGATTAAGAAGAGACAGAGGACTAGCCGCGTCAACCGCCGCTCCCACTGTCTCTAATAGTTGCTTTCTTGCTTTCCTCAGTGAAGAAGCGAAAGCTCTCTCAGCCGAAACTTCAGCTTTGAGTTGATCTCGTCTCGCTTTTGTTAATGTGGCGCGTGGTCCCGATTGCTCCTTGGCTTGTCGGGTGAGGTCTTTGATTGCCTCTTCATCTGCATCAACCTCATTCAAGAGGTGAGCAGTCGCGCCACATTGACAAGTCATCTTAGAGGCAGTCTGTGATGATACGACCAAGGGTAGAATCAACAGCGTGATAGACGTTGACTTCCTCAGCGTAAACATATCGGCGAGTCTTATCTAGGCTGTCATACTGACCGGCGACCATATCATTAAACGCAAGGTTAAGAGCTGCTACAGGCATACCCTTGACGTTGCCGCTCTTCTGAACAATCGCGTCACTACCTTTGAGAATACCCATGAAGAGACTGTCTCCGGTCCAGATGTAAGACTCTGAAGCAGTCGCACCGGGTACAGCTGTATCTTGGCGAGCTTGACCAACGTAGATGTTAGGGATTCCGAGAACGTCACGGAGTACACCAATCACTACCTCGTCATTAAGAACTCGCTCACCGCTTGCGATACCGGCGGCCGCTGATCCTGCAAAGCCGCGTACCTCTGGGTTACGTGCAAGCTGTCGGAACACTTGGCGACCAAAGATCATGGTGTCAGGGTTGATCCCATGAGCGGCCTCAAACACAGTGTCTTTGAGCTCATGAAGATCACTTAAAGGCTCAGCACCTGCCGCGTTGAACTTACCACCGAACTCGTTAGTGGCTGTATCATTATTGAAGTTCGCAGTTCCGAAAAGAAGATCAGCCGCTCTCTTCTCGCGAGCCAACTTGATTACTCGGCTAACCTTTTTAGCAAGGCGAGCTTCTTCTGATCCGGGGTACTGTGAATCAAAGATATCCTCCATAGCGATGGAGTCTGAAGCCGCATAGATCAAAGCCTTGAAGGTTTGGCTTGTGCGATCAAAGCCGCCGATAGTAGCGCGGCTAGAACCTGGGGCGCGTTGAAGGTCAAGACCTGCGCCTGCTCCCATGAAGTTACGAGTCTCTTCAAGGAGAAGTGTACCTGATCGCTCAGGGATACGGATAGTCTCAAAGACCTTATCAGCAATGAGTTGATCATCACTTGGAATCGCCTCTTGGACTAGGCTTGTTAAGATCTGATCTACTGGGTGTAAATTGCTATATGATGAAGCCATGGTTTACTCCTTAGCTTAATGAGGTGACGTTAGTGGGACCGGTGAAAATGACCTTGATCTGGTCACCATCAGCCGCTGAGTCCTGATTGATATTTGGGATCATTCGAGCAACTGCGTACTTGTCAACCGCTCCATCATAAGCAATAAGTTTTCCACCAGTGGTTGCCATGAGTAGATTCATTGTAGCCGGTGCAAGGTTACCGCCTGCGATAGCGCGTGATTTACCAAGAAGTAAGACCTCTACAGAGTCACCGGCTGAGCAAGCGCGTTGCGCTATACCTTGACAGTTGTTCTCTGTTGCCGCGGCTGTGATAGTGATTTTGCCATTAACGTCAGCAGACACTAAAGCAAACTCTGTGATAGCCTCAGCAGCTACGAATGAAACAATATTATCTGTGTTAGCCATGATTAGCCTCCAAACACTGAGTTGTAATAATCGCGGTTTGACTCGCGGAATAGATTGAGAGCTTCTGAATAGCTAACTGATTTCTCAGTTGCTAGCTTACGGACTTCTTGATCAAGTGTGGCTTTGCTGATCTCTTGACCGCTTGCGCCATGACCGACCTCGACCAATGGGACAGCGCTGTTTGATGGTCGCTCGCTGAACATAGACCAAAACTCACCTTGTAGGTTGCGGAGCTCATAAGCCTTGCCTGCTACCTCAACTTCAGAAGGTTGGATCTTGCCCTCATTAAGTAGAGTGTTGACCGCTTCACGCTTTTCAACAGCGAGCTTCTCAGCCTCGATAGTCTCAAGACGAGCGGCTAGCTTATTGTTGTTCTCTCTGAGAGCTTGAACTTCTGAGAGTAGAGTTGACTGATTAAGAGTCTCGCTCATCTTAGTCTCCTTCATCTCTTCTTTGTCTTCGTCTTCAGTCATAGACTCGTCTTTGTCTTCGTCTTCGGTCATCTTCTCTTCTTTGTCTTCCTTCTCCATCATGGAAGATTCAGACTCTGAGATTAGATCCTTCATTTTCTGCTCAAGCTCTTTGACCATCTCGTCTTTTGCGACAAGTAGCTGGCGAAGCTCTTCAACAGACAGCTCATTGATATTGTCCATCAATGCAGTCCTTTCGTTTAGAGTGACTCGCCCAATCGTATCGTTAGATTGAGCTGGTCGTGGGGTGAGGGTGATTGCTAATAGTTGGGCCTGACCTACAAGGTCACCGCCGCTTCGTGAGTAGACCTCGCCATTGAGAAACTCCGGTGAGCTCCACAAGATCCCGCCGGCCTGCTTAACTACATTTAAGCCGCGCTCATTATATGCCGGGGTTGCATAGAGGCCGTCTTCTCTGAGGTCGAGATCTACTATCAAGCCAAGCGCTGAACCGCTTTCCGGTGGTGCAGGTGTGCCGCCTTGAAATGGAGAGGTTGCATGCTGCCAATCAATGATCACAGGATCAGCTTCTCTTCTCTCTCTATAGACTCGGATCATCTCGGTGAGGAGGTCCCTGTCGATCTCTTTGCCGATGTTCTCACCGTTCATTCTCGATGAGACTTGACCGAGTGCTAGGGTCTTAAACGGTTTACCAACTGTGAGACCTTCAGGGATATCATAAGTGGGTGAAGCCTCAGAGAGCATGACCGCTTCTCCATAAGCCCTTAGCGCTTGCGCTTTATCATCTGCCGCGTTCATCTGCTTTACTACTTTCCTTGACCATGCGAAGCCGGGGTCACCGCCCCATCCATGCCACGCTTGCCAACCTTTACCTTGAGTGTTCCACGTGGAACCTTCCTTATCGACCTCATGACGAGTGAAATAGGCGAGCATTCTCTTGACCGTATCGGGTGATAGTGTCTGACCATTAGAGAGGTCTCTTGCTCTTGCTATGCCTACCGGAGTCATGCCACGCTGACTCTCTGGCTTATCTGCTCTGACCTCAAGCGCTCGCTTAGCCGCCTCTTGTGCGCCCTTTGGTGGCTTGAAGTCAATGTGACTGTATTTATCCGGAACACTTAAAGCGGAACTCACTTCCGCTTTAGACTCTGTTCTCTGTGGATGGCCCTTGGGTAAGAGATCAAGGTCAGTATTGTAAGCCTTCTTTCGCTCACCTGTGCCGACCAGCTTAAGGAAGGTCTTGACCCTAGCAAGCGCCCATTGATTTCGACCCATACCCGGCCTATGAGATACAGAGAAAGCGCCGGCCCCTCTTCTAAAGACTGCTTTGAGTGTACCTAGATCAACCTTCTTTGACTTGGCTTTATAGCGATCATTATGATTGTCTCTCATGTTCTCAAGAGCTTTGACAGATTGAGCGCTGATCTCAATCCCACCTCTTGAACCGCTAGCGCTCCCCTTGGGATTCTTGGAGCTCCCCTTCTTTTGGTCACCCTTGGGTGCAGGTGTTTGAGCTTGAGTCCTCTTCTTAGCCATTGGACCGCCTCCTCTTGATGAGGTTCTCAGCTAAAGCGGCTACACCTGCGCCGCCCTTCATGCTAGCCGTCCTCTCAAGCGCTGACCTCTGAGCATCCTCAGGTAGATCGCCCGCTCCAAGTCTCTCTCGTATCGCTCGCTCTAACTCATCATCTGGAGTGAGTAGGCCGCTTTGGACTAGACCTGGTAACATACCCAATGACTCAGCGAGGTCATCAGTATCAAGACCTGTGTGGGTCAGCTTAGGCAGCTTGGAGGGATCGACTAAACCGAAGTTCCATCTGATCAATCGGCCAATAGTCCCGCCGCCTCTTCTACCAACACCGCTCACTTGGCTTGCTACAATGTCACATAGATTGATGGCCGCTCTTCTGAAGACGCTTAAGTGTATCTCTCCCACTGATCGAGCGCCGGTCTCAGTGTTTCCAAGATCAGCAAACTGAGTGAGAAAGGCCGCCGCTATTTGTGAATCACACTTGGTGATGATCTCTAACGGTCCACTAGCATATAGGTTAGGTTGAGCCGCGTAAGTCTCAAAAGTTACAGCGCCATTCTCTACAAGATAGCTCTGCTCAGCACTTATGAACGCTTGAGCTTGACCCTCAGCGTCATCAATCATCGCGTCTATATCAGCGTCTGTTAAACCTAACTGTTCAGCTTGCGATCGATCAACCTTGACCTTTGGAGTTGGTACAGCCCACCGATCAAGACCAACACACATCAAGTTACTTACTCGCTGTTTAGTACGCCACCACCACCACACCGGCCTCAACATCCCAATACCCTCAAAGTTAGAACCGGTCTTATTGAGGGTAAGTAGTAACAGCTTATTGGCAGGGATGGGCTCAGGTGTGTAAGTGATCCCCACTGTGTTTTGGAGTACACCATCAAGAGTCTGATTATCTCGACTTAGCCAACGATTGTGTGCGCTTGGCTCTCGATCAGCGTAGCGGTCAAGCCATACCTTGATCTTGCCCTCTTTATCCGGTCCCACTCGATATATCTCTTCAGCGTATCTATAACCAAGCGGGATGAACTCAAATAGATAGCTAAGCTGCTCTTCCCATGAGATAGTCATCTGACCGCTATAGCCATCGAGGCCATAACACTCATTCGCGAAGTCAGCGAGCTTCTCAGATATGGGGTCACCTTCAAGACCTGGCTCAAACCTCCAAGAGGCAGACAGTAGAGTCTGTCTCAGCATATGCCAAGACCGTCTCACAATAGGATCAGTCCTAACCATCTCCTCAGCCTCTTGAACCCAGTTAAGACCGGTGAGCTTTGGATTATTCTCTTTACCTGTAATGACACCACCGGCTAACTGTGTTCCGGTTATGCCTTTAGTGGTGAATCTTGGTGTGAGAGCCCTCATATGTTTTGGAGAGCGCTCTTGATTGCTGTCATAGCTCATGAAGTCTCCCAAGGCTAGGTCTAGGTCTCTCTGACAATATAAGCACCTAGAAGCGATTTAATCAATAAAACCTTGTTCAGTATAAAATCAAGGTATATCGTCATTGATCGCCGCTGACAGTTTGCACCTCAACACTTTTGTGAAGTTTAAGGTTCATCAGATCGCTGTCAGCGGTCGACAGTTCCAAGGGGTAAAAACGAAGAAAGGCGCTCACAGCGCCTCTTGTCTTCGGTTGATTTAAAAGAGCTACTTAATAGATTTCGGAGTAGTTAACACCAACTTCTGAATAGTAATACCTGGCCGCCGGGATATCGCAGAGGCATTCGTAAGCCTCCCACATCCATTGCGCCATTTGGGTGTCTCTCATGGCGACATAGCTACACTGTTCAAACAATGAGACATCTTCAAGGTTTACCGTATTAATCTTATCTCTTTTAGCATGTACAACGCTTAATTTCTCTGCCATGTTCACAGTTGAGTACATTCTCATAAGATAATCGTAATCACTTAAACTTCTTATCTCTTCCTTGTTTATCAAACTTGTTGTTGTAGGTCTTGCCTCTGTCATTTCTTGTCTCCTTTGTCGTTGGTTATGTTCAATGTATAACAGTGTATTACAA